TAGTGCCGGTTGGGATAACCACTCTCATATATATACACGCCACGACAATCAAACAGTTATAAATAATTTCCATGTAAGTTTCCATGTAAATTTCCATGTAGAATTCCATGTAGACCCCAACCCCCAAAGATTAATATCTGAAGATGCAGTTGTAGTCCCCTCCAAACACCCGACAGGAAATTAACCAAAGTGCTTTACCTTGGTACATTAACCTAAATGATTTAGTTTTTAACTGAACTAAGTCATAAATAAACTGTCTAAGTAGTTACTTAATACTTAATAACAATAAATCTTTAATTAAAATAAAATAAAATTAAAACTAAAAATTAAACTAAATTACTTAACTAAACTGTTAAGGATATTACCTAGGGTAATGTTTTTATCGTTATTTCGTTTAATATATGGTATAATCGGGGGTATGAATAAATACATGCAAAATCAAGGTCTTTTAAGTCAAGCACAACCCCCTGTACAAGCTCCTGTACAACCAATGCAAGCACCTGTACAAGCACCTGGTTTATTAAAACAAGACCCTAATGAAGAAATGCGCCAAACTTTTAAAAAACAAATACAAGATCATTTGGTATTACGGGAAGAGCCAAGAGAAAAAACCTACCTTGATTCGTTAGGTAAACTAACAGGTGGTATAGGCCATCTTTTATTAAAAGAAGAACAACCACTCTATCCTGAAGGAACTGTAGTACCAGAAGAAGTTAGAAATGCTTGGTTTGAGGCTGATTCAGCCAAAGCCACTAAAGCTGCTTACGATCAAGCACAAGAGCTACAAGCCCCTAGTTTAATACCAGCGTTAGCAGCAGTTAACTTTCAACTAGGTACTGCTTGGACAGAAAAGTTTCCTACAGCGTATGAACACCTAAAGAACGGTAACTACGAGTCAGCTATTCAAGAAATTGAGAACACTTCAGAGGGGTCAGGAAAGCCATCAAAATGGAAGACACAGACCCCAGTTCGTGTAGCAGACTTTGTTGAGGCTATTCGTGAACTAGCACAATCAAAGCAAAGAGCATAAAACAATGGCAACAATTACAATAATCCACGGTAAAAACTCCGTAAAAGGTATTTACAAAGACGGTGTTCTAGTAGCTACCCAAGATAAGGGTTGTTCTTTACAAGATTTAGAAGATTGTGTAAAACAACACGGTGGAGATAATCCAAAGGTTGTTGATACTGATAGCACTTGTGGTAATGTCCTTGAAATGCCATCTAAACTTAAACCTAAGACTGTAGAATTAAAGGTTAAACCTAAAGAGAACTCTCCAGATTGAAATACGAAGACCTCGCTCCTAAAAAACAGTTATTTGTAGATTCTTACATTAAACTAGGTGACAGAAAAGAAGCTTTTGAAAAAGCTGGATACTCTGTAGAAGGTCGTGGTTGGACAGCTAATGCTAGAGCTTTGTTTTTATCGTTAGAAAAAATCATCACTGAACGTGTTGATATGAAAATTGGTGATGGGGCTGTAGTAGCGTTTAACGTAGTCCGTGAAATTATGGTAGACAAAAACGTTTCACCAGCTGTTCGTTTAAATGCTGCTAAAGACTACTTAAATCGTGCTGGTTATGATGTACCAATTGAAACAAGAGTTAATATTAACGATGAAAGAAACTTGTCTAACTCAGAAATAGAAGCTGAAATAGCTAGGATTCAAACTGAAATGCCTATCGTTAAGCTGGTAAAAAATTGAGCCAAGAAAGATTAATGCGTTTGCTTCAAGAGAAGGAATTACGCACTAAATACAACAAGATTGATGCTTGGAGTAACTCAGCTTATAAATGGCAACAAGATTTAGCCAATAGCACTAAAGAACACGCACAAATACTAGCTATGTGTGCTAACCAGATAGGTAAAACTACTACTGGTGCTTATATAACAGCTTGTCACTTAACTGGAAAATACCCAAGTTGGTGGAAAGGTCACAAGTTTAAGAAACCCATTAAAGCATGGGCTTGTGGGGTTTCAACAGAAACTACACGTGACATTTTACAAGCTAATTTATTAGGTGATCCTGGTAATGAAAAAGATCAAGGTGCAGGTTTTATACCCAAAATTGATATAGTATCTACTACACGTAAACCACAAGTTCCTAACGCAGTACAAACGGTACTGGTAAAACACCATGATATTGACACAGGTAGAGAGAACGGTGTATCACGGTTGGACTTTAAAGCCTATGAGCAAGGTGAAGCAAAGTACATGGGCCGTCCAATGGATTGGATTTGGCTTGATGAGCAACCTGACTCAGGTATCTATACTCAGTGCATTACCCGTACAGTGGCTACTAACGGCATTGTAATGATGACATTTACACCAGAAGATGGTGTTACCTCAGTTATACATCAGTTCATGAATGATATACGTCCCGGTCAAAAGCTATTACAAGCAACTTGGGACGATGCACCACACCTTTCAGAAGAACGAAAGATGCAGTTATTAGCTCAGTACCCACCTCATGAAGCTAAAATGAGAACTAGGGGAGAGCCAGTGTTTGGTTCAGGTATGGTATTTGCTGGCATACGTGATGCAGACATTATGATCGAGCCGTTTGAGCTACCTGAGTACTGGCCAAGAATATGTGGTGTTGACTTTGGTTGGGATCACCCTACAGCTGCTGTATGGCTTGCTTGGGATAGAGAAGCTGATATATGTTATTTGTACGCTGAGTACAGACAATCTCAAATGACAGCACAACAACACGCCCCTGCTCTAAAGGGAAGAGGACAATGGATACCTTGTGTATGGCCTCATGATGGTATGTCTCATGAGAAGGGTTCTGGTAACAATCTAGCTGACCAATATCGTGCGCAAGGTGTTAATATGACCATTGAGCATTTTAGAAACCCTCCTACACCGGGTGATAAAGGAAAAGGCGATATTAAAATTGAACCAGGTATTAACGCTCTGTTACAAGCTATGCAAAACGGGCAATTTAAAGTATTCAGTACTTGTGGACAGTGGTTTGAAGAAAAAGGTATGTACCATCGTCAAGATGGTAAGATTGTAGCGTTAGTTGATGACCTTATGTCAAGTACACGTTACGCTTTTCAATCACGTTCATTGTACGCTAAGACGAGAGTGGAATCAGATGGTAATAACAAATACTCAGGTCAAGCACTACCTGTTCAAACTAGAGGAATTGTTTAGTGGCCGATAAAATGAATAGTGAAGAGCTTTTAACTCGTCTAAGAAATGAGTCAGATGCTAGTATAGGCGCGCATGATGGGTTATTATCTGAACGCATAGAAAAATTAAACGATTATTACCACGGTAAGCCGTACGGTAATGAAATTGTTGGACGCTCACGTTTTATTACCCGTGAAGTGTACGAAACTATTGAATCAATTATGCCTTATCTAGTTAAGATTTTCTTTAGCTCAGATAAAGCCGTTATATTTGACCCAGAAGATGAAGATGATATTGAATCAGCTATCCAAGAAACTGAATACGTTAATTGGGTCTTTTATCGTGACAACCCTGGATTTAAAATTGGGTACAACTGGTTAAAAGATGGTTTAATGAACAAAGTTGGTTACGTTAAAGCTTTGCGTGAGACAGCTGAACCCACTTTTGATGAATACGAAAACCAATCAGAAGAACAAGTTGCTAAACTGCTAGGTGATCTAGGAGAAGATTTTGAAGGTGACGTTGAAATGCTGGAACAAGATGACGGATTAGTAACCGTTTCTGTTTCTCGTATTACTGGTCGCGATAGAACTGTTATATCTAATGTTCCACCTGAAGAAATGAGAATTTCAGAAGGCGATACTGATATTGTTTCAGCTAGATACGTTGCACACCATGCTAAACGTAGAATATCTGAAATTAGGGCTATGGGTTTTGATATTGATGATGATATTGAAGATGATTCAGAAATAACTAACACTTTGTACAACGATCGTCATGATGAAATTTCTGATGGGTTAAAACAAGAAAGTTTTGAGCTAGGATCTAGCCGCGAAGTTCTTTTAAAAGAAGAATATTTACGTGTTGACATGAACGGTGATGGCCTTGACGAATTATGGCAGTTTTTTCGTGTTGGAGACACTATTCTTGAAGAAAACGAAGTCTCAGAAGCGCAAATATACTCCTGGTCACCTATTATTGTACCACACCGCCATGTAGGTGGTTCTCCTGCTGATCCTATTATGGATATACAGTTACTTAAATCTAAAGTAACCCGTAATTTGCTTGATAACCAAGAAAGAATAAACAACGGTCGTTTTGGTGTAGTAGATGGTCAAGTTAACCTTGATGATCTTATGTCTAGTTCACCAGCTGGGATTGTACGGATGAATTTCCAAGGGGCTGTAGAAGCTCTTCCTACCCCCCAATTAGACCAATCAGCATTTCAGGTACTAGGGTACGCTGATGCTTTAGCAGAGCGTAGATCAGGTGTTTCTGAGCGTGGACAGGGTCTTGATCCTAAGATGTTCAATTCTAACACTGCTGCTAGTACAGCTGAACTAGTTATGTCGTCAGCTGAACAAAAACTAGAGCTTATAGCTCGTGTATTTGCTGAAACTGGCCTTAAAGATTTAATGCTTGGTATACACAGGATTGGTTTACAGCATGAAACACCTGACCGAAAGGTTCGTAACAACAACGGTGAGTTCATTGCAATTAATCCATCTGAATGGCGTAATCGCTATGATATGAATGTTACTGTAGGTATTGGTAACGGTTCAAAAAATCAACAAATGATGCAAATGCAACAAATTGAACAAACTGTACAAAGCATTGTAAATGGAGGTGGATTAGGTACACTTATTACACCAACCAATATTTGGAACTTAGCAATGGAAAAAGCTAAAGTAGCTGGGCGTAAAGATGGTAACAAATTCTTTACTAAACCTGAGTCAGATAATACTGAAGAAGGGCCAAGTATAGAAGAACAAAAACTACAAGCAGAAATGCAATTCAAACAAAAAGAAGTTGAACAAAAAGACATGGAACTACAGATCGATGCCAAAAGGCTTGAAATAGAAGAAATGGAACTTCAATTTAAAATACAACAACATGAAGATAATAACGAGTTTAAGATTGCCGAGCTTCAACTAGAATCAACACAAAACAGAGCAGTTAAAGTAGGTTCAGACTAGGAGTAATAAGTGGGAGATGTAGTAGACATTAACAACACTAAAATCCAAGATAGCCTAGATGAACTAGAAAATTTTTTTAGATTAGCCAAAGAAAGTATACAATCAGGTGAACTAATGTACTTTGGAGGCGTTCTTGAAGACGATCAAGGTACTGGGTCATTGTGTTTAACAGTTGGTAAAAACGCACGTTTAAGAGCAGCTAGTAGTTTTTGTGCTTTTTCTTGTGCTATTTTAGACGATGCTTTGGAGGACAGCAATGAACAAAAAGGAAACATCACTCACTAATAACGAGTTAATAGAAAGAGGCCAAAGAGCTTCTGTATTACTTAATTCAGAGTCTTACATACAATGTGTACAAGACATGTACGATTGCTTACACCTTGGGTTTGATGGTTTACATACAGATGATTCTGATTGCGCTATGTCAATAGTAAGACAACTTAGATCATTAAGGACATTAAACTCTAAGTTTGAAACGTGGTCACAAGAATCAAAAAGACTAAGTGAACTTGAAAATGATTGAGCTTACAAGAGATGAAGGGCTTGCTATACTTGATGAATTATCTGCGTTACCTTATCGTGACGTACAAGGATTAATTTTTACATTAGCTGATAAATTATCAAAATTAGAGGAACCACAAGAAAAACAATTCCAAGAAAAAATATATACCGGAGAATAAAATGGAAAACAACGATCAACCTGTTTTTGCAGGAATCGATGAGGCTTTGGACTTTATGGACAAGCCAGAAGAAAAATCAGACAGTGTAGCCACTATAACTGATAAGGACGAAGAAGAGACCGCACAGGTCGAAACCGATGAAGAGGAAATTGAATCAGAGGACTCTACAGAAGAGCAACCAGATGATGAAGAAGAATCAGAAGAGGATGATGAAGACGAGAAAGAAGATTTTCTTTTTAAAATCACTGATGGTGATGAAGAAATTGTAATTACTGATGTAGAAGAAGCTAAGAAGGGCTATATGCGTCAAAGCCAATTTACTAAAGTAACACAAGAAGTTGCAGCTGAACGCAAAGCACTAGCTGCTGATAAAAATGCTGTACTTGAATTAAAAAACGAGTACTTAAAAGGCATATCAGACTACAAGGTTGCGTCAAGCGAAAAACTATCTAAGTTTGTTAATGTGGACTGGGAAGTTCTACAGAAAGAAGACCCCATTGAGTTTGATGAGATGAAGTCAGCGTTTGAAGCTGCTAAAATGGCTTATGAGCAAGCATCCCAAAAAGAACAGGAAGTTAGTTCAGAAGTTACAGCTGAAAACAATCAGTACGCACAAAGTGTACGTGCTGAAGAAATGGGTAAACTAACTGTTGCACTACCTGAGTTAAGCGAAGAAGGCTCAACCCTTTTAAGTGATGCTTCAAAACATGCTGCTGAAGCTTATGGCTTCACAACAGACGAACTTTACACCATCTACGATCATCGTCAAATCAGGGTATTAGTTGACGCATTCCGTTTCAACCAATCCCAAACTAAACTAGCGGCTGGTGCAGCGAAAGCTAAAACAGTCAAAAAATCAATTAAGACCAAGGGTGCTGCAAGTAAAACAACTGCGCAAGCCCGAAAAGCAAAAGCCGGAATGGACTCTTTGCAAAAACCAGGTGGAGTTACACTTGAACAAGCAATGAGGATTATGAATGGCTAGGCTACACTTGAGGAATTATTATGAGTTCAACATCCACAGATACCTATGATAGTGTTGGTATCAGAGAAGACCTTTCAGGCATTATTTATAATGTAGAGCCTGATACAACCCCATTTTTAAGTATGGCTCCTAAAGCGAAAGCTAAAAGCACTACTCATGAATGGCAAACCGATAACCTTGACGCTGTTACAGATAACAAAGTAGTTGAAGGGGCAGATGCTGCATTTTCTCCAGCTACTGCTACTGTTAGACTTACTAACTTTTGTCAAATAGGCAGCAAGACCGCAATGGTCTCTGGTACTCTTGAATCAACTGATCGTGCTGGCCGTGATCGTGAGATGAACTACCAGATGATGAAACGTGGACTTGAGTTAAAACGTGACATGGAAAACGCATTGGTTGGCTTAAACAATGCTAAAGCTGTTGGTAATGCAACTACTGCTCGTGAAACTGGAAGTATGCAGTCTTATGTTAAGACTAATAGTTCTAAAGGAACTAACGGTGCAGACCCAGCTGGTACAGGTGCAGATGCCCGTACTGACGGCACTCAACGTGCTTTTACTGAAGCTATGTTAGAAGCTGTTGTTGATAGTATCTTTACTAATTCAGGTGAGTTTGCTGACACTGTTCTAGTAGGTTCTTTTAACAAGCGTAAAATGAATGGCTTCACTGGTCGTGCTTCAACCACTGACCACAATGTTGCCGCTGGAAGCATTATCTCTGCTGCTGACGTTTACAAGAGTGACTACGGTGATCTAAAGATTATCCCTAGCCGTTTCTCTCGTGCCCGTGATGCACTAGTTTACAACAAATCTAAGTTTGCTGTTGCGTATCTACGTGATATGAAAACTAAAGAAATTGCTGCAACTGGTGATGCTGAGAAACGTCAAGTTCTTGTTGAATACTGTCTAGAAGCTCGTAATGAGAAGTCTAGTGGTATTGTAGCAGATTTGACTACTGCTTAATCAATCTGGAATGGGGGGTTCGCCCCCCTGACCTTTAAGGAGTTTTAGTGTTATTACGTGAAACAGAATATGACTCTTGGACAGGTGAAACTAGAAAGTGGTATTTTGATGACAATAATAATATTGTTTGTCATCGGTCTGCTAACCTTAGTGCTTTAATTAGCAACTGTAAAAATGGTGCTAATGCTACAAAAGGTTTTTCTGGAAAAGAAAAATTTCATAAAGTATTTAGTATACCTCCAATTATACAACACAAATTACTCAAAGAATATAACCTTGATTGTTTTAGTGATGACCCTACAGAAAAGAAACGATTAGAACAAATTATTGAAAAAGATTTTCCTGTACTCAAAACTAACTCAGCTAAACTGTGGAGACCAACCTAGTGTTAAGTAATTATACAAACATTAGTGAAGCTGTTAATAAATGGATTAACCGGGTAGGTGCTTCAAGCATTACGGATAATACAGAAGATTTTATAATACTAGGACAGCGCAGAATCCAAAGGGATGTTAGAGTCCCACCAATGGAAGTTCTAAGCCCTTCTTTAGTAGTTACAGCAGGTCAATCACCAATACCTACAAGCCTTTTAGATGTTAAAGAAATGATTGCTTATGATGGCCAATCGGCTTGGCCTGTGTACAGAAGTAATTACGCTGACGTTAAAACTAAAAGATTTCAAAATGAACCAGGGCCACAAGTGTTTGACACTGTAGCTGGTAACTTTGAGTTTGGCCCTGAACCTACTTCAGGTGTATCAATTGATTTAGTTTATTATCAAGAATTAGAATTTATTTCTAGTTCTGTAGAAATTAATTGGTTTAGTCAATACGCCCCTGAATTAATATTATATTCAGCAATACTAGAAGCTGCTGTGTTTATGAAAGATACTGAACAAGAACAAAAGTATGCTGCTATGTACAAAGAGTCTAGAGAGCTTCTTAAAGCACAAAAAGATAAATCTGAATTCTCAGGTCGGTTACAAGTTACTACTAGATAATTTTTTAGAGGTTTAAGATGGCAGTACAACTTAGTGTAACTAGTCGCAATGCTAGGCTTGATGCAATAGAAACAGCTATAGGTATAAACCCTACACTTAACTTTAACACAGGGGTACAACCCGCTAATTGCGCTTTAACAGACTCAGGAACACAATTAGGACAAATAACACTACCTAGTGATTGGCTAACAAGTGCTAGTTCTGGATCAAAGTCTAAAAATGGTAGTTGGACTGGTACAGCCATTGCTACTGGTACAACTGCTCATTTTCGTATTAAATCAAGCAATGGTATTTGCCATATTCAAGGTAGTATTACAGCTATTGGTGGAGGTGGTGATATGGAGCTTGGTACTACATCTATAATTACAGGACAAACTGTAACGGTTTCAACATTTATTTTAACTGACGGTAACCCATAATGGCACTTCCAACCCCAGGTGATAGAGCTGCTGAAACTAGTACTACTACTGGTACTGGTACATACAATTTAAATGGTGCTATTTCAGGATGGCGAACTATTGTTACTGCTTGTGGTACAGGTAACGAAGTAGATTATTTTGTTAGAGATTCTTTAGGAACATCTGATTACGAAATAGGTCGTGGTGTTATTACTGATGCTGCTACAGATACTTTAACACGAGCTACAATATATGCTTCAAGTAATGGTGGATCAGCTGTTAATTGGGGTGCTGGTACTCGTGAGATTGTAGTTACTTTAACAGCTAATGCTATGAACCAACTTCTTGCCGATGAAGATATTGGTGTTACTGTACAAGCTTACAATGCTACAAATACATTAAACGCAGGTGTTACTTATGAGCTATTAAATACTAATGGTGATGTAGGTACAACAGCAGGAACATTAGCTATAGGTAACCACCTTCACACAGGTGTGTATGAACCAGCTGACGCTACAATAGTTAAAGATGCTGATATTGGTGTTACTGTACAAGGCTATACCTCAGTATTAGCAAATACTACAGCATCTTTTTTAACTGCTGACGAAAGTAAATTAGATGGTATTGAAGCCCTGGCTGATGTTACAGATACAACTAATGTAACTTCTGCTGGTGCTTTAATGGACAGTGAAGTAACTAACTTAGCAGATGTTAAAGCTTTTAACACAACAGACTATGCCACAGCGGCACAGGGAACTACCGCAGACAATGCTCTAGTAGCGTCAGCAGTATCTACCTTTGGTGGTACACTAATAGATGATGCAGATGCAACTACAGCTAGGACTACACTAGGTTTAGGTACAGCAGCAACTACAGCAAGTACAGATTATGCAACAGCAGCTCAAGGAACTAAGGCAGATGATGCCTCTCCACTAGCAACCACTGTTACTAAGACTTCTAGTACAGGTTCAGGGCTATTACCAAG